TGCCTACTCCTGTTATGGCCGGTGTACGCACTCCGCAAAAACAATTCAGTAGTTGCGTTCTCATTGAGACTGATGACAGTCTTGATAGTATCAATGCCACTACTAGCAGTATCGTTAAGTATGTCAGCCAAAAAGCCGGAATTGGTATTGGTGCAGGACGAATTAGGGCTTTGGGTTCGCCTATCCGTAGCGGCGACGCCTACCATACGGGTGTAATTCCTTTTTACAAGTTATTCCAATCAGCAACACGCAGTTGTAGTCAAGGCGGTGTACGCAACGGTGCCGCAACACTTTACTACCCAATTTGGCACTATGAAGTAGAAGACCTACTGGTACTAAAGAACAACAAGGGCACAGAAGACAATCGTGTACGTCAAATGGACTATGGTGTACAGTTCAACAAATTGATGTACGAACGTTTAATCACAGGTGGCGACATTACATTGTTTAGCCCACACGATGTTCCCGAGATGTACGAAGCGTTTTTTAACGATCAAGACAAGTTCAAGGAATTATACGAACGCTCTGAACGCAACACTAAACTACGTAAGAAAACTATTAAAGCCATTGACTTGTTTGCCAAGTTTATGCAAGAACGCAAAGATACAGGTCGTATCTATTTGCAAAACGTAGATCATGCTAATACACACAGCCCGTTTAACGAAAAGTTACACCCAGTTAAACAAAGTAATCTATGTTGCGAAATTGACTTACCAACAGTTCCTTTAACTGACATTAACGATGAACTAGGTCGTATTGCTCTTTGTACATTAAGTGCCGCAAACTGGGGTAATGTAAAACAGCCTCAAGACTTTGAGAAAATGGCAACACTAGCAGTTCGTGGCTTGGATGCGTTGCTGTCATATCAAGGATATCCTGTTAAGGCCGCAGAGTTGGCAACAATGGAATTCCGTCCATTGGGCATTGGTATTATTAACTTTGCATATTTCTTGGCCAAGAACGATGTCAGCTATAGCGATCCACGTGCATTGGCATTGGTAGATGAATACGCAGAAGCATGGTCGTACTACTTGATCAAAGCATCAGCTGACTTGGCCATTGAGCAAGGTCCTTGTACCAAGTGGCAAGAACTAAAATATGCACAAGGCCTATTGCCAATTGACACATACAAGAAAGACGTTGACGAACTAGTACCACACCAAGAGCGTATGCCTTGGGGACAGTTACGTGAACAAATTAAACAACATGGCATCCGTAATGCAACACTAATGGCATTAATGCCAGCAGAAACATCGGCACAGATTTCCAATGCCACCAACGGCATCGAACCTCCACGTAGTTATGTAAGTATTAAACAAAGCAAACATGGCGTATTAAAACAAGTAGTTCCAGAATTTAGAAAACTAAAAAACAAATACGAACTATTATGGGATCAACAATCACCAGAAGGCTACCTAAAACTTTGTGCAGTATTGCAAAAATACATTGACCAAGGCATTAGTATCAATACTTCGTACAATCCTCGTTTCTACGAAGATGAAAAGATTCCAATGAGTGAGATGCTCAAGCACTTAATCATGTGCTACAAGTATGGAACAAAACAACTGTATTATTTTAACACCAACGATGGTCAAGGCGAAATTGACGTAGATAAACTATCTAAACAGGCCGAAGCACCAGCAAACGACCCACTGCCAGATGACGGACAGGACGCTTGCGAATCGTGCGTAATTTAAATCTACTGGTATCTGGTTGTAGTTTTACTGGACCAGGATTCTATGATATCCCAGACGGTACTTGGAGTTTACCTCTAAACCATCTGGGCAATATCACTAATCTAGCAGTTCCCGGAGCAGGCAACGAATATATTGCAGACAGCGTGATTAATCACGTGCTGTCGGGCAAACCTGTTGACATGGTTTTAGTAATGTGGTCTGGACTGCAACGTCAGGACTTTTTAATAGACCCAGCGGTGCAGGATGATCACAAAATGCCTATGCTGACTGTGCGAGAAGACATAAGATTTAGTCCTGCAGGTGGCATGCAGGACTTTCCCAGTGCCGCAACAGCCCGTGCCAAAAAAGAGATGTTTACAATTGGAAATGAACTGGTATTTGCTTACCGTGGGCTAATGGAGATAATTAAGTTAGAGCACTTCTTGAAAGCACGTGGTATACCTTATTTGTTTATGAGCTATATCAATTATTGGACAAATCAAGACTACATAGTTAATAGTAATTTCGGTGTTTATAAATATCATACACTCGCTGAATTGGTCAAACACATTGACTTCAGCAACTGGGTATTTTATAATGATCACAAAGATGGCTACTTTGAGTTAGCCAAAGAATTAAACAGTTTTTGCCCCGACGGGTTTCACCCTGCGTGGGAAGCCATGAAAGCCTGGGCAGAAATTGTACAACAGCACATAGACAGTAAATTGGAGAAAAAATAAAATGTCAGTTTTTAACATCAATAATAAAAAAAATCACACACAAGCGTTGGCATTTTTAGATCCTGAGGGCGGAGTCAGCATTCAGCGATACGAAACATTAAAGTATAGACAGTTTGACAAACTAACAGACAAGCAGTTGGGCTTCTTTTGGCGCCCTGAGGAAGTCGATGTCCTGCGTGATGCCAAGGATTTTAAAGAACTCACTGACTACGAAAAGCATATCTTTACCAGCAACCTTAAGCGTCAGATCCTATTAGATAGCGTACAAGGACGTAGCCCTAATCTTGCTTTTTTGCCCCTAGCAAGTATTCCTGAGTTAGAAACATGGATTGAAACTTGGGCATTTAATGAAACTATTCACTCACGCAGTTACACACATATTATTCGTAACGTGTACAGTGATCCTAGCCAAGTATTTGACGAACTAACAGACATTGAAGAAATTGTAACCTGTGCGTCAGACATCAGCAGATATTATGATGACTGCATTAATGCTAGTCGTTGGTACCAAACTCTAGGACCAGGCAAGCATACAGTTAATGGTAAGGAAATCGTAGTAGACTTATACGATCTTAAGAAAAAGTTGTGGTTGGCAATAAATTCTGTTAACGCCCTAGAAGGTATAAGATTTTATGTATCCTTTGCTTGCAGTTGGGCATTTGCTGAACTTAAGAAGATGGAAGGTAATGCTAAAATTATCAAGTTAATCTGTCGTGACGAAAACTTGCACTTGGCATTTACACAAACATTAATTAAGATTTTACCTGGTGACGATCCAGACTTTGCTAAAATCAAAGAGGAAACTCGTGCAGAGTGCGAAGCTATGTTTAAGCAAGCAGTTGAACAAGAAAAGTCCTGGGCCAAGTACTTGTTTAAAGATGGGTCAATGATTGGATTAAATGAACAATTATTAGCTCAATATGTTGATTGGATTGCTTGCAAGCGTATGACAGCCATTGGATTAGATTGTGGTGTTAAACCAGGATCAAATCCGTTACCGTGGACTGCTAAATGGATTGCTGGCAGTGATGTACAAGTAGCACCACAAGAAACTGAAATCACCACTTACGTCATTGGTGGAACAAAACAAGACGTCGATAATAATACATTCAAGGGATTTAGTTTATGATAACAGTTTACAGTAAAAATAATTGCCCGTTTTGTGATAGAGCCAAAGCTCTACTGGAAAGCAAGGGCGTAGAATACACAGTAGTGAATATCGAAGAAGCACCAGAAGCACGTGAATTACTTGTTGACCAAGGTTTGCGTAGTGTACCACAGATATTCAACGATGGTGTATTACTAGCAGGTGGGTACCAAGGTCTAGCAGGCCGCCCAGAAGAATTTTGGACAACTCTAAAAGGATAATATGTTAATTTCAAATCAAAAATTCGCAGATGGCGATATTGTATCATTCAAGTTAGTTAATGGCGACGAAATTGTGGCTAAAATCATTGAAGAAACCGACAGTTTTTATAAGATTTCCAGCCCTTGCACCGTGGTTCCGAGCCCACAAGGACTAGGTTTAATTCAGAGCTTATTCAGCGCCAACGAAAAAGCCACTGTAACACTAAGTAAAAGCCATGTTATGTTCTGTGCTGAAAGTTTGGAACAAATGAAAAGCCACTACTTAAAAACCACTACAGGAATTGATATTATTCCTAAACAAGGAATCATTACCTAATGCCACAGGCCGCACGTAAAGACGATCCGTTAGCAGATTGTGACGGTATCATTGAAAGCGATTGCAGTAGCGACGTTTTTATTAACGGAAAACCTGCGGCCACAGTGGGATCAATGAGCAATGACCATAGTCCCTATGGTCCTCCACATGCACCACATGTTCCCAATCCTGTAAAAGTTGGCAGTGGAACTGTGTTTATCAACGGTCGTGCCGCGGCTCGTAAAGATGACCCATTTGAGTGTGGTCATATAGTAGCCAGCGGTAGCTCAGATGTTGATATCGGCGGATAATTAAAACCCAGCATTAAAAATAGCCTTAAATACAGTATAAGGTAAATTTTTCTATGGCAATTACACCAAGCGTATTAATAGCGGCAAAAGGATTCATGGACGGTCAAGGTCTGGGCGTCAGCTCAAACATGACCGGTTATTTTAATAATTTCAGTTCTAGTCCTGTAACCGGGTCTCTGACTAATTTAAATAGTCTAATGCCCGGTGCAACCGCAGGATTGCCTGTGTTTATGCGTAACTCGGGCACACAAATGACTGCCATTCAAGCACAAGCCAGTAGTATCATACAGCCAGGTGTGGCAGGACTCAAGAAATTTACCAGCATCATGAATCAAAGTGCAGGCTTTGGTGCCGCCTCCGCCCAATGGGGAGCCGCAATCAAAGAGTTTGGTGGAAAGTCTTTTAGTGATCTAGGTGTGGGATTAACTGGATTTGCTAGCATGGCCAGTAACGGTATGAGTAATGTATTCGGAGGATTGCCTGCACTACCTAGCATGAGTAGTTTACCTGGTTCTGGCGCACTAACATCCATGGCCATGGCAGCAAAAGATAACATTGGTGCGTTAGGAAAAAGCCTTAGTGGATTTGGTACCATGTTTGATGCCAGGGATATGGCTAACTTAGGAAGCCCTGCAAGCCTTATTAAAAATTTACAAAATCAAGGTCTGGCCGACAGCGTCGGTATCAATGACATGATTTCTCAAGCCGGGTTTGATCCACGAAACATTGATGATATTCCTCCAGCACAACTACAACAAATTTTGGGAGAAGTGCAAGGCAATGACTTACAAAAAATTATCAGCCAGACTGGACTACAACTTCCCCCTACAGCAAATTTAAGTAGTCTAGCCAGTGTACTTGATGTTAAAAATATTGTTAGCCCCGATGTTATGGCAACCATACCTGGTGGTAATTTAGCAGGTCTTGGAAATGCTTTTAGTAATCTAGGCGGAAACTTCACTGACTTTTCAAAAGCCGGGGACATGCTGAAAAAAATAGAAGTGCCTAGTTTGCCTAACCTTGAAGAATTAAAAAATCCATTGCCGGACGATATAGCCAGTGCATTTAACGGCATGCTAGGATCAGGGGACAGTCCATTGGGATTACCTACCATGAGCGACATGCTGGGTAGTGTAAGTGGAAAAGCACACATGGACAGTTTCCGTGACATCAGCAAGAGTATGGAAAAAATTGCCGAAAGTACAGTTGGAAAGAATATGATTAATTCTACCAACACTTTATCTACCGCAACATCAGCGGCAAGAGCCGCTTACCTAAGTATTAATCCAACTGCCACCGAGTCGGAAATTCAAGCCGCTGTTGCCGCTGACCCTGACGTGCAAACAGCACAAGCCAATGTTACTACAGCGGTAAATGCCTTCAATGCTCAAGCGGCCGGTAATGCAGAGCTTAAAGCAGTAGTGGAGAAGGCCAATGGCGCATTAGCCTCAACCACTGCACAATTAGCTAAAGAACAAAGCAATTTATCTTTGGCAGGCATTGACCCAACATCGTCCTTGGTGCCACCGGGACCTGGTAGTTTACTTGGTATGGCCAGCAAGTTACACTCATTCGGAGTGGATAAACAAAAGTTGGGATTCAGCGAAATGTTCGAAGGCATGGCCACAGACGATTTGTACGGCGATGCTATCAAATCTAGTTTAATGGAAGGGCGTAATATTGCACGTCAGACTAGTTTAAATATTCCATTACCAACCAAAGCCGATCCTGATAAAACCTTGTCTGCCGAATTACCAAATATTGATCCAGACGCAGTAGATTGGGATTCAGACAATCTTCAAGACACTCAGTCGGCCTTGAGTAAAATCGATAACATGAGAAATGATGTTACCAATTGGTTAGACGCTAACCCGAATCCAACCGAAGAGCAAATGGTTACAATCACCGAAAAATTGGATGCTATCGAAGGTAAATCCACCACCATCAAAGTAGACGTATCAAAATTCACATAAACGGTTTGGCTTCTTTATAACCCGTTTTTACTTGCAAAAATATCAAAAAATATGCTATAATGTACCTAGTTATCTAGTTATAGTAGTCTTTATCTCAGATTTTACTAGCTTATATAACTAACAACCCTTAAAAGGAGGAAAGCCAAAATGAAGACATTAACCCTGTCGCATAGTGACCAAGACCGCTTGGTGAGACTTTCAAGGAACCTATTTAAGTTTTTAGGTTTTATTTTAGTCATGGCTGTACTAGTTACAGTTACAAACACAAAATTAACTACGCTACGCAGTACCGGCGAAGAGCTTCGCCAAGGATTTACCAGTGTAGCGGATCGCACCAAGCAATTAGATTGCTTGGCTAAAAATATTTACTGGGAAGCGGCGTCAGAGCCGTTTGAAGGTAAAGTAGCAGTAGCACAAGTTACAATGAATCGTTTAGAAAGCGGACGCTTTGCCAAAGACGTATGCGGAGTTGTACACCAAAAGAATGTAGTGTACGATCGAGTGATTTGTCAGTTCTCGTGGTTCTGCGAAAACACACATAAAGTTCGCCCAGTGCATCCAGCACTTTACAAAGAAAGCGAAGAAGTAGCCAAAAAGGTGTTACTTGAAAATTTCCGTTTGCCGTCAATGAAAGACGCTCTTTACTATCACGCAGACTATGTCAGCCCAGGTTGGAAAAAACCCAAGGTTGGCAAAATCGGTGCACATATTTTCTATAAGGACTAATCATGCAAAAATTTACCGTAGATAGCATTCGTGCGGCTATTACCAAATTCTTCGCAGATCACTTTAGCAAGATCTCAGCAGACACCCTAGAATGGCTAGCCATTGTAGTTGTGCATTGTGCAACTATCCCAACTTTGTTGGCCTTGCTTACAGCCCTAAGCGATCGTACACCTAGCTTAGATGTTGTGCTGTTTGCATGGGCAGGATTGGTACTGTTGTTTATCCGAGCCATCATCCTGAAAAACTCTATAAATATTATTACCAACGGTGCAGGTTTTATTACTCAAGCTGTTATTATGGCAATGATATTATTTAGATAATGTTTTTTGAAATACACTCACGCATACTAAACATCGGCGATACTTTTAAAGGTCGCCGATATACTGCCAGCGAAGTTACTAAATTAATCCGTAGACAGTTTCCAGCTACGGATTTTTTATTTCGTACACATCGTGACCCAGCAGTAGATCCAGACATGATTGTTGTGGCTGGAATATATGATTGTTTTAACGACAGCCAGGATTTACCAAGTGTAGAAATAACACTATGTTATCACCCCGATCAAAAGTATTTCTTTACAGATTTAATTGATTGGGAAACCCTGGCATTTGATCTAGCCGAATGTATCTGTCACGAACTGGTGCATAGACAACAACATCGCAGTAGACAAAAGTTTAAATCATACGAAAGCAAATTACCCGAAGGCAACCCACTGATCAGTGAGCAAGAATATCTAGGCGACGGTGCGGAATTGGATGCCTACGGATTTAGTATTGCCGCCGAATCAATTGTGCGTGGTTGCATACCTCAAGAGTGCGTAATGTACGGAGTATATCAAACTACATTTGACAACGACAAGTCAGTTATTGTAAAATTAGAACAAGAAATACAAAAATATCTTAACCTATTGGAGCTGAACAATGAGCAAAATGAACCAAAGCAGTGAGCAAGAATATAATGTTGATGATGTATATGACCAAGAAATCACTGACGACGATTATGGATTTATATTCGGACCCGATGGCGAATTAAAATCGGTATTTTTACCCGATAATGTACCATTTAAAACTCCTAAAAATATCTCTAAAATATTAAAAATGTTTGGTATTACTGATTTAGAAAATATCGATAATACCCAAACTTTACATTAATAATTTCGTTGTATAAAAACAACAGGTTAGCAAGCACTTACGTTAGTGTTTACTAACCTTTTCTTTTGGTTGACCCAAAAATCCATTAATTGTATAATACTAGTATGGAAATTAAAAAAGCAACCCGTAAAAGACGCCAAGATACCAAGCATGCGGTTTATGTGATTACTAATACAGTAACGCAACAGCAGTATATTGGTATCACAGTATGTGGACAGCAAGTTAAAAAAGCTCTGCGTGTTCGTATGCAAAAGCACGTTCGCCGTGCAGTTACAGAAAACAAAGATTGGGCACTTTGCAACAGCATCCGCGAATACGGTGTGGAAAATCACACCTACGGTGTTATGGAATTTGTGCGTGGCCGTAAACCAGCACATGCCCGTGAGCGTGAGCTGATCCGTACTTACAGTCCTGCACTGAATACTCACTAAAACGGTTGACCCATAATTCGTTTAAATGTATAATATTACAAATAGTTAAGAAAAAGGAGTAGTAAATGGAATTAGAACAAAGCACAATTAACGCAATCGTTATTGTTTTAGCAGTGGCATACGGTGCATTCATGGGCTATTGCTTGGGTCGTGCCAAAGGCCACGACGAAGGTAGCAAAATGGTTTTAGAAATCTACCGCAAGTAAAACGGTTGACCCATAATTCGGTTAAATGTATAATATTACATATACAGTTAATTAAAGGAGCAGACAATGCAATTCACAGTTCAAAAAGGCGATATTATCCGTGCTTATGATTTTAAGCCAATGGTTGGTCGTGAAGACTGTTTCATTGAAGGTCAAGTACTGGAAACCAATAACACTGAAATGGGTTACCAATCCTACAAGATTCTTGTTACCAATGATTCATGGATCGAAGGTGAAAACGACAAAGGTCGCATTGGTATCGAAATGTTTGTTCCTTGGAGAACCAGTTTCAACGAGTTCCAGGGTCGTGTAATTAACTTGAGCAGATAACATGGACTTAAAATCCAAAACGGTCAAAGAACTAAGGGCCATGCTAAAGGAAATAAAATCCGTTAGCATGGGAGTTAAAGATATTATATTGGTTCATGCAATCGAAGATGAGATTGCCAGCAGAACACAATGAGCAAACAAAACATTTTTATCCTAAGCTGGGACTGCAACGGTATTGAGTGCTGTCGCGATATCACGCAGTTAGTAAGTGACGCCAATCGTTTTGAAAAGGATAGCCTGTTTGAGCGTATTAAAAATCCTGATCAAGAACCGGCCAATGGGCCACTAAAAGAAGTCAGTAAGTTTTTGCACTACCTGCAGATGCGGGCAAGATTTAATCCACAGCGTAACTATGAAATTTACATGGTACATACTGTGGACAGCATTACTGAACAGGATCTAACGGAAATGTTCAACGACAATCCGCAAGGATCTGCAGATTTGATTAGAGTACAAGGTACAAAGTTGTACAGTGATCGTGAAACTACAAAAAGGGTAATATCATGAACGACAAAAAGAATCAACTGTTATACAGTATCCGTTATACTATGCCTAAAAAGGACATCATGACGTTTGTCAGTGGCCTGCACGATATACAAGCAGACATGATTGAGCAAGTGGTCGCACAAAAAGAGCGTGATGGCTTTCCCGAAGCAACCGCAGTGATCAACCACATTAAGGGCCTGTGATGACTTTTGAGACATGGCTAACAGAACAAGATATGCAACGCCTTTGGGACGTATGCCAGGGTAATCTTCCTGAAGCGGCCGCAAGTGAGCGAGAACTGGAAGAATTCCATCGTTGCGTAATGCATGCCGCAATGGTTAAAATAGCAGGTGCTGATTACTTGTCGCATACTGTTCAATGATTTTGTTGTAAATCTCCTGTGAATTTTTACCCGCTTCGGCGGGTATTTTTTTTGTCCCAGGATTAATTAATAGTCCCATAAATACACTATACAGGATTATAATTATGCTAGCCAAAGAAATTACATTTAGACACTTGCTGGATTTTATTGACGGTGTAGGATCTACACCCGCACAAGAAACGCAAGAAACAGAGTATGCAAATCAACCCAATGAACTGACAGTACCAGTGGCCACAATCGTAGCAGGTGGCACGGATTTAAACGCACCCAAAAATCCTGCAGACATTCGTGCAGACAGCGTTAGCATGTATCCTAATCATCAGCACAAGGCAGGTAACTAATGGCCAACATTACATTTACTGTACGGAGTTTAGTTAACACAGCCGTTTATGATAGTTATACTATCGACAATGGCCAAACAGTTGATCAGCTGAAAACTGCCATCAATACGGCCCGTGGTTACGACAGCACCTGGTACGATATTGTGTTCGGTGATGCAATATTATCTGGTTCTGCCACACTTGCCGCATCTGGTATTGTTGCTGGATCAGCGGTACGCACTCACAACAAAATTGCACACTTAGACACTCGCGAACAAAGACAAAAAGCCAAATTAGATCTAGCACAAATAGACAGAGCCGAGTCTAGTAACCCAAGATCCACAGTTGACCTAACCACACTACCAACATTATTCGATGACGACAGTATAGTGGACAACGCCAATGCAGGTGGACTGGTTGCAGGCCGCCCTTGGATTGAAACAGTCAGCACATTTACATTCTACGAAGCAATCAACACTACCACAGCATTGTCAACTACGCAATACGTAAAGGGCAATAAAATTTATGCTTACTCATCCAGCTATGATGTGCCTGGGTTTCAACCAGCTCGTGTAGTAGTCAACGATGTTGAAATTTTAAACACTGAACTACGTGGTCATACCATGGTTGTGTTGAACAACGATGGCGATGTTGCGGCATCATATCGATTTGATACTTACATCGATCCAGCAAACGCAACAGCACTAGCATCTGCGTTAACAGCAGTGTCAACTGGCTACATTGTTATATTAGTTGTTTACGATGCGAGTGCATTTAATGCCGCTTGTCGTAGTGCGTTAACCACAGGATACGGTAATACTAACAGCAATACTTGGACCGCTATTCGTTACGATCATATCTTTATTGGTGTTAAACAGTAATGAGCACTAGTAACAAATTACCCTTAGCTGATTATCGTTTAAAGAACATCAACAACGCATTGTATGTCGATGGCAACGACGATATAGTCATGCGAACTGGCTTTGCTGGTAACATTGTTATTAGCGGTAATGTGAATGTGCCTGGCACAATTACAGTAAACAGCACACCCGAAGATCCTATTCATAATCATATTACTGAAGTTGGCACAAGCGGCACTCTTACAAATCCTTGGTTGCCTGTTGCTGGTAATGTTCGTTTAGATGCTGGTATAAATTCAATTGGTAACGTTCGCATTACAGATGGTAGTGTAAGTGTTACAAACTTTCCAGCGTTTCCTAGTAATGTTAGCATTACACAAATGCCGGCGATCACAGGCAATGTCACAGCCAATGTAACATTCCCCGATGTATACCTGTATCAGCAAACACATCAGTTAACAGCCTATCCAATCCTATCTCCATACAGATTACCAAGAACGGCCTGGCTGTCAGCGATACGGTGGGTCTACCAACTCGTCTTATCAACGATGAAGGATTGATATCTTATGCTCGTGGCAAGGCTGTGACAGAAGCAGATGTATTGAATGCTTTTTTGATTGATAAGAG